ATAAACGCCATCGTCTCGTCTGTAGCCTGCTGTAACATTCCGAGCTGGTCGCCTAACGAGAGATTCAGGCTCCCAAGGAATCCCTGCACATCGATACCTTTCAGGGCGCGTAGCGCAGCCGCATAATCACCCTCCAGCGCCAAGGCGACGGCTGCGAACGGTCCGGCCAATACCTCTCCGAGACCGTCAAATGCTCTCTTAATTCTATCTACCACCTGCTCAGCGATGCTGCCCAAGAACACAAAGCCAACGGTCATGTCCTCGAGCAGCCCCGCCGCGCCGCCTGGGCCGGTCACGGACGCACCAACTTTGTCCTTGAGGCCATCGAACGCAAGTCCCAGATTCGCCACTGCTCGCTGCCATCTCGCTGACTCTTCGATCGCCTTCGGGGCGAGGCTCACCCCGTACTCTTCCGCCAGCTTCGTGAAGTCCTCCAGCTCCGCGCCGCTCAGTGCTTGCATCAGCGCCCCGCCCGACCGGCCGAAGACTTGGGTGGCCAGCGCCGCCTGCTCTGTCCCCGGCCCGTATTCGTTCAGCTTGGCGATGACCTCCTTCATCACGACATCGGCAGACCGCAGGTGTCCGCTCGAATCGGTGACTGCTATGCCGAGCTGCTTCATGGCATCCTTGGCCTCGCCCGTGTCGCGTGCGACATCTGCCATGCGCTTCGGGAACTGCTGAAGGCTCCCAGCGAGAGAGCCCAACTGCTGACCCGAGCCCTCCGCCGCCAGGCGCAGCCCCGCCAGGGTCTTGATTGTCAGGCCGGTTCTGGTCGCCGTGTCTGCCAGTTCGTTTCGCGAGTCCGCGAGGCCCTGAGTCATAGAGAGCAGGCCCTTGCCGACCGTGCGCGCCGCCTGTGCGATCACGTTCATTTTGGACGATAGCTCTGTCCAGCTACCTATGGACCGCCGCGCCGCCTTCGCTGCGGTGTCGGTGGACTGCCCGGCGCCCTTGAGGCCCTTCGCTGCCTTGCCCGCTGCACCCTCGACCTTTCCGAGCGCGCCGCTCGCCTCGTCTTTGAGTCGGAGGGTTTTGTTGATGGTGTCAGATGCCACGATTATCCGCCTTTAAGCACCACAACGGGGAAGACCGGCATACCGTCTCGGTTCAGCCTCTCGACCAGCTCCCCGGTCGTTGCCTCCGCTTGCTGGTAGCAGAGCATGGCGAACCCGATCTGCCATGGGTCAAGCTCCAAGATTTCGTGCGGCATCCGGCCGTAAGTCTTCGCCGCGAGGTGGATCCCCAGCAGGACGTTCGGGTCCCCTTCCGCGAAAGGCCCGCAGCCGATCGGCCGCCTCACCTCCGTCGGTGCTGAGCTCCATAATGCGCGTAAACAACACCTCGATCACACCGGCCGGGAGCGAGCCCACCCACAGGATCGCCTTGTCCGGGTTCGCCTTCTTGGGGTCGATGGTGAGCGCGAGCTCCTCCCACTCGCCCTCGGGCTCGCGCACCGCCATGCACCCCGCGCATACCGTGGCATCCTGTAGCCCCGCGAGGTGCTCGGCTTGCTTCGGTGAGATGCGCGAGAGCGTAACCGCGAGGTCGTCCGCCGCCTGCCCGTTTGTCGCTGTCGCTGTCGCGGACGGTGTCGCCACCGCCAGGGCAGCGAAGCCCACGCGGGCCAGGTCGGCGGAGCAGACCTTGCGTACCCTCCACTCCATTCCGGACGCCTCTACTGTGTCCATGGACGCGTTCTGTATCGCGTGTAGAATCGTGCTCATTTTGACCCCTCTCTCTCGGTTGGTTTAGTTGTCCTTGCCGTCGCCTGCCACGGCGTTCGTCATCACGATCTGTAGCCCCTCGTCGGTGCCGTCGGACTCTGCTGCAAACGTCAGTGACATCTGGACCACGCCGGCGTCCGAGACCGGATCACTGGCTTCCATCAGGTACGCGTTCTGGATGGTGAACGCCATCGAGAGCGAACCACTCGTGAAGGTGATCGTGGCGTCGCCCTGGGTATCCGCCAGGAGTGCCGCGTACAGTGCATCCTCCACCTCGAGGGTGACGGATAGCTCCACAGACTGGAAATCCGACCGGAGCGGTTCCTTGGTCACAGTGGAGCCGAGGAGCTGCCGACGGGCCAGGCCGTTGTTTACGGTCAGTGAGAGGTCCACGAGGTCGTAGCTCACGGCGTTGAATGTGAACTGGCCCGCGTGGCTGTGGAGCACCGGGGTATCGCCCGTGCCGTATGATGGCGCCGTAGCGGATGCCCTCGCCGCGCTGGTCTCCGCGACCACGTCGCCCTCGAAGGTCATCACACCGCCGGCCGAGACTGCGAACGTTCCACTGTTCAGCTTCGCGCCCTCCACGATCTCGCCGGTCCCGCCGCCACGGACGAACTCGATGGTCAGGCTCGGGAGGGTCGATGCGAACGTATACGTCCACGGGCCGGGCGTCGTACCACTTACAGTGCCCATCAGTGTGTAGAGCAGTAGGCCGATGTTTTCATACGTACACTCCACGCTGAACCCACCGCCGCACTCGTCCACCTCCACGAAGTGACCCAGGCGCATAGCCGACGCGCTGCCGCTTCGGAGGCTCGGCCGGGGTGTCTTCGTGACGGTGCGCGTGAGACTCCCCGAGATCAGAGGGCGCGAGTTCGTCCACGGTGCCGCCTGCGCGGTCCCCCAAGTCGTCTCCTCTTCAAAGTTGATAGCGGCATTCCTGCCGAGGTAGATGCTGGCCATGAGAGGTCTCCTAGGTGGGCGGGATGATGGCGCGGACCTTGACGGTCGCGTAGAAGCGAAGGATCCGGGCCTCGGTGGTCGAGACCTTGAGCTGAATCACATAGTTGGCGTCGTCCGTGCCTGCGAGGATCTTCATGCGCACCCAGCCGGGGTGCAGCACCCGGATCGTGGTGGTGTCGACCATGGAGGGCACGCTGGCACCTGCGGAGTCGAGCACGTCATACGTGGCCGTCTGGAGGGTCTCCAGATAGATCGAGTTGTTGAACGGGATCCGGCGCTTCCGCATAGCCGGCAGCAGATTGAACCACACGTGGATGTGCTCGCCGGGGTCCTTGGATATGATGTGCGGCGGGTTGTCCACTCCAGGCGATACCGGGCGTCCGATCACCACGGGCTCGGACCCTGACCCTGGGGAGCCTATCTCGATGTACCCGGTCTTCGGTGAGACCGTTGTGATCGCCGTGCGTGCATCCGCTGCGGCCGAGTTGTCCCAGTAGATCCACGCGACGATACCAGCCGTGGTGCTGTTAACCGCGAAGTCGTCGATGTTGATCGTGCCGACCTTCGTGGTCGCGTTGAACCCGGTGGTCCCAAACGTGAGCTCGGTCACCCCGTCCGAATCGGTCACGCGGATGTCGTCGCCGCTCGCCTGGACATTGTCCCAGAACGATGGCCAGTCGGACGGCATGACGGCGTCCACGTCAATGGTCGACGCGCCGCCGTGGTTGTCGATCAGGATGGCCGCGCGCCGCTTCCAGTTTGCATCGTACCAGCTCACATCAGGCTCCAGCCGTTTCGACGTATCGCACTGTGACCTGGAGTATGCACAGGCCGAGGCCGGGTCTGTCGAGCTCCTGGCCGTCCACGGCATTGTATGCGATCTCGACATCGCGCACACCAGACGAGAGCAGGCCCAGCGTGCGGTCCGTCTCGATCGCCCGCATGATGTCGTCGCATAGATCCAGCGCGTCCAGTGCTGCCTCGCCAGGGGCCGCTGAGTCCGACGGCACCCACCCCTCGACCTGGCATAGCATCGTGCGGTCGTAACGCGTCAGAACCGTGGTTCCGGCCGTTTGCGCGGTACTGCCTCCACCGAAGAAAACGTAAGCGCCCGGCACGCGGTGAGGCTGGAACGACTCGCCTATGACCACCTGGTCCGTGCCCGTGAGGTCGTACGTGTACGATCCGGCGCCGTTGACGTTCGTGGCGATCTGGCTCTTGATGTTCTCGATGATCGAGCGCGCGGTACTCATGGCCCATCCAGTACACGCTGCACCGTGCGTGCGATGTGGGCGGGTGCGAGTCGTGCGATGTGCTCGAGGGCGGGCTGCATATACGGACGAGCTGGGATCTTGACGGAGCGGACGCTACGCCACGACGACCCGCCTGCGCCTCGGGATACCCCGGCACCGGTGAACGCGTCCGCGCTCACGGGGAATGTCAGGTACTTGGCGCGCTTCGGGAATATCGTTCCGCCCGCCTCATGGATGCGGGCGTATTTGACGGTCCCCCGCCCGCTGCTACCGCCCGCCGATAGGATGACATCGGCACCCGGCCCAGTCTTCGTGACGTTGCCCTGGATGGATCCGCGTAGCCGGCCGGACCGAACCCGCAGCCCGCCCGCTCGATTGGTGACGCCAAACTGAGCGTGCCTCTTGCCCTCAAGGGCCAGCTCCACGGCTGCGATACGGATCCCCTTCGCG